ATACTCGCCAGATTGTTGACCTTGCACCCAAGATTTACGACACACAGCGTGTGGCTCGGATCATCGGTGAAGACGGTGAAACCAATATGGTCAAGATTGACCCTATGCAACAAGAACCAGTCAAGAAAATCATTGATCCTATGAACCCATCGGTAGTGATAGACAAAATCTATAACCCTGCCGTGGGTAAATATGATGTGGTGGTAACCACAGGCCCCGGCTACGCAACCAAGCGCCAAGAGGCACTTGAGGCAATGGCCCAATTGCTGCAAGGCAACCCACAATTGTGGCAAGTGGCTGGCGATCTGTTTGTCAAGAACATGGATTGGCCCGGCGCACAGGAAATGGCAAAACGCTTTGCCAAGACCATCGACCCCAAACTTATGGAAGACGGCGACAAGTCACCAGAGTTGCAAATGGCTGAACAGCAGATGCAGGCAATGGGCGCTGAATTGGATCAGATGCACCAAATGATTACCAATGTTGGCAAGTCAATTGAAGCGCAAGATATGAAGCGCAAGGACTACGAGGCTGAGATCAAGGCATACCAAGCTGAGACACAACGCATTAGCACAGTCCAAGCCAGTATGTCACCAGAGCAGATTCAAGACATCGTAATGGGTACAATCCATGCAGCAATGGATTCTGGCGACATTGTGAACGGATCACCAGAAATGCGTGAACCCGCAGAAATGCCTGAGATGCCTGAGATGCCTGAGATGCCAATGGAACAACAGGGTATGGAGCAAATGCAACAAGGAATGCCACCACAAGGAATGCCAAATGAAATGCAATGATTTTATGGGAATGCTATTCCTAGCCCGTGATGTGACTCACAGTGTTCATTTGAACACCCGCAGTTACTCCAAGCACGTTGCGCTCAATATCTTTTATGACCGCATCGTTGGCGCTGCTGATGACTTTGCCGAGGCTTACCAAGGCAGACACGGTATGATTGGGCCAATTAGCCTGATGTCTGCCAAGAAAACAACCAACGTGATTGAATTCTTGCAAGACCAGCTTGACGAAATCGAGAAGTGCAGATATGAGGTGGTTGACAAATCAGACTCATCGCTGCAACAATTGATTGACAACATCATTGAGATTTATCTTCGCACTTTGTACAAACTGCGCTTTTTGGCGTAAAGGATCATCATGGCTAACTACACTCAAACCGCCGCAACAACACAAATCAAAGTTGGTGCTGGCAAGCTGTTCGGTATTTTTGTTTCTGCGGCTTCAAGCGGCACTTTGACAATTTATATCTCTACCGCATCTAGCACAACCGACCCCAAGTTTTCTGATACGTTTGCCGTAACCGCAGGCACAACTTACTTGAACATTCCAGCGGGTCTGTACTTCAACAAAGGTTTGTACATTGTTCTTGCTGGTACTTCCGCAGCGTTCACTGTTGCCTACGACTAAGGTTTTACTATGACCGTCAATCTTTCCGCACTTGCCGGAGCAGGGCAACAGTTTTTTGACAACAATGGAGTTCCATTGGCGGGTGGATTAATTTATACTTACGCCGCAGGAACAACAACACCTCAAGCAACTTTTACCACATCAGCCGGAAGTATTAGCCATACAAACCCTATTGTTTTGGATTCGGCAGGTAGAGTTAACGAAATTTGGTTAACTTCAGGTGTAACGTATAAATTTATAATCCGCGATTCCGCTGGGGTTTTAATTGGAACATTTGACAATATTGTTGGTGTTAATGACCCTACTGCGTCCAATGTTGCACTGGTGGCTTTCCAAACACTATTGGCTGGTTCAACCGGATCGTCATTAGTTGGATTTACTCAGCCAACGTCTAACACAACTCTTACCGTACAAACAAAACTGCGTCAGTACGTTAATATTTCTGATTTTGGTGCGGTGGGCAATGGTGTTGCTGACGACACAGCAGCAATGACTACTTTTTTTAATTCGGCTATCAACAACCCCGGTGTCCCACATCGACTAAATAAAGCAACATATTGCATATCATCGGTTATGCCGACAATTAATGTTAGCAATGTTATTATTGAAGGTGAAGGCGCAGACATTCACGATGTTGGGTCGTTGATTACTGGAACCGTTATTAAATGGATTGCGTCAGGGTCTACAGTAGGCCCGATGATTAAAATTTCAGCTATATCGGGCGTGTCTAATCAACGTGTTTCTGACGTTAAATTTACTGGTATTGGGCTTAATTGCAATAATGGAACCATAGATTATGGGCTTGAAATTATTAGTGTCCGTGACAGCCAAATTGATGTGAGTATTGTAAATGCTGGTTTTGCGGGAATGCAGACTGGCGTTGTTGCTTCGTTAGGCGAAGCCAAAGACGTGCAACGGTGCAAAATTAGGTTGCTTTCCCGACAAATTGAAACACCCGCCGCATTTTGTCTAGTTTGCGGTGGCGATGCAACTGCCAACACTAGCCTTAACGAATTTTGGGTTGACGCACAGATAACAAATACACAAGCTATTTATTTAGTTAACTCTGACAATAACGATTGGTATTTTGTTCGCGCGTTTAGAGCATCTGGCGGTACAGCTACTGAAGGTATTTCATGTCTTGGCGGGGCTAACTCAAGCGAACGCAGTCGTGGTGAACGGTTCTGGTATTACACAGGGACAGTTGGAATCCACGTTTACGGGACAAGTAGCGGGTCGCCAACTTATGCAGTTGGGTCTAATGGACATTCCTTGTTTGTTTTAGATACGGAAAACGGAACTCCATCACCAACAATTGAAGCTGGCGGCGATATTTCTTGGCGCAAAGATGTGTCGGCAATGTCCGATAATCCTTGGATTCAATATACTCCAACATTAAGCGCAACTAGCGGTACGTTAACAACGGCAACTGCCAATATGTATTACATTCGGCGTGGTGTTGTGGTGTATTTCAAAGCTCAAATTATTATTACAACTAACGGTTCAGCTTCAGGCGCGTTGTTAATGACTGTCCCTATTGCTCAAGTTGGTAGTTTTGGAACAATTAGCACAGGGCTTCAAAGAACTCCAACTGGATACACGGTTTACGGATGGCTTGATGGTGGCGGCACAACTACCATGAGCATCAAGTTCTACAACGATGTCTATCCCGGCGCAAATGGTGCTGTTATTGAAGTAACTGGGTTATATGAAGTTACTTAAAAAAGTTTTAGACTGGTGGTTTATTTTTAAATGGAACCGCCAGATTAAAAAAGACAAGCGTTCTGGCCGTTGGCCTATTTAATTGGAGAAAAAACATGGCTATCTCAAAAAATGTAACTGCAAAATTAGAAAACGGCATTGAGTTTGTCGTTAATAACGCATATCTTAAAGTTAAAAAAGTAACTTCAACTAAAGATACGGCAACTGCTGAAGTGCATTGGTACAAAGCCAAAGGTGAACAAAAACCAATTCAAATTTGGCAGCATGGTTTTGTGCCAAATCTTGATGGCGACAATTTTATCAAACAAGCATACACCCACATCAAAACATTGGAAGAATATTCCAACGCTGTTGATTGCTAAATTTGCACAACCAGAGTAATCTGGTGTAAGATTCATAAAACCGTACCAGCGAGGTTCACTGGGGAATCGAAGGATTCATTTAAATGACTGAAGAAGTCCAAAACCTAGCGGAAGTTGACTCCGTGCCAACACCAAGTGAGACGGCCTCACCGGAAGTTGTAGAAGTTACGCCGGAGACACCAGAGGTAGTCAGCAAGTCATTCTCGCAAGAGGAACTTGATGCTGCAATTGGTAAACGCCTCGCAAGAGAGCAACGTAAATGGGAACGAGAGCAAGCAAATCGCCAAGCGGAAACGCAGGTGATGAAAGCTGCACCAACGGCATCCGTTGACCAGTTTGAAAGCCCTGAAGCCTATGCGGAAGCATTGGCCTATTCAAAGGCTGAAGAATTGATCGCTAGACGGGAAGCCGCCAAGCAGCAATCGCAGGTTCTTGAAAGTTATCACGAGCGTGAAGAAGAAGCGCGGAGCAAATACGAGGACTTTGAACAAGTTGCGTATAACCCCAAGCTGGCAATTACAAACGTGATGGCAGAAACGATCCAATCTTCGGATGTTGGCCCCGACTTAGCCTATTGGCTTGGGACTAACCCCAAAGAAGCAGACCGTATTTCCAAGATGTCGCCACTCGGTCAGGCAAAGGAAATCGGAAAAATTGAGGCTAAATTAGCTTCTGACCCTCCGGTGAAAAGATCAACGTCTGCGCCAGCACCTATTTCGCCAGTTACTGCCCGATCCTCTGGATCACCAGCACTTGACACTACTGACCCACGCTCTATCAAGAGCATGACAACCTCAGAGTGGATTGCGGCTGACAGGGCAAGACAGGCAAAAAAGTGGCAGTCACAGGCTAACCGCTAACTTTTTTAAGGACTTTTAATATGTCAAACAGTATCCTAACGATCGACATGATCACCCGCAAGGCTCTTGAAATTCTTGAGAACAACCTTGTTTTGACCCGCAATGTAAACCGCCAGTACGATGACAGCTTTGCTGTTGAAGGTGCGAAGATCGGTTCAACCCTGCGTATCCGTTTACCCGACCGTGCTTTGGTCACTGACGGTGCTGCCTTGCAAGTGCAAGACGACAACGAGCAGTTCACCACATTGTCTGTAAACAACCAAAAGCAT